ATGACCCTACGGAATACACAGGCCTACAGTACCTCTGATTTCATAAGAAAGATGATCGGCACTCCATGGGCTAATCGGGCCTGCTCGTTCGATAAAGTAGACTGCTGGGGCCTTGTGGTGCTGTATTACCGCCATGTTCTCAGAATTGAGCTGCACCAGACTCCGGACTACGAAGCCGGGGAGGACTTCTTTACCTGCTATCAGGGCGATGCTGTTTTCTGGCGCCAGGTAGACAAACCTGTTGAAGGCGGAATATTCGTCGGATATCGCGGCGCTCAACCTGCACACGTTGGTCTGGTGCTGAACAGAAAGGCTATTCACGCGCGCGGCGAAAACGGCAGCGTAAAAGAAGATTCACTTCTTGTCATTAATCGGGCGTTCACCAAAGTGGAGTTTTTCGAATATGGCGTTGATTGAGCTACAGCGTTTCCCGGGAACGCCAAAAGAACGCTACAGGGTGCCAAATGGCACCCTTTTTTATGACTGGCTGTCTGGCAATGACGGTGCTCTACACCGTGACCTGCTTATCATGAGAAATGGCGTAAAGATTGGTGAAGATGATGAGCTTGCTTTTGAACTTAGCGAACTGGATAACATTCAGATTTACGATCAGCCAAAAGGTGTTGTTGGAGACATTCTTAACCCAATATTTAAAGTGGTAGGTCAGGTATTCTCATTCCTGATGCCAAAGCCGGCGATAGCAAACACGGGAGGTAACTCCGTCGATTCGCCAAACAACTCACTGACAGGGCAGACCAACACCGCTCGGGTCTATAAGGCTAAGCCGGATATTTACGGCCAGGTGCGCTCGTTCCCGGACCTGATTCAGGAATCAATTTTCGAATACATCCATCAAACGGATAAGGATGGCGGCCTCAAATATGTTACTGAGTGGATGTGCGTTGGTATCGGTAGCTATGACTATGAGTCAGTAAGATATTCTGAGTCCAGCCTCGGCTCTCTTGCTGGCGCGCAATATCAGTTTTACCAGCCAGGTGAGGTTATCCCAGTCATCTATGAGGGCTATGGTTTCGATGACGTAGACGGTCAGGAAGTTCCAGGCGCAAACGAATCTAGCGATTTCCCGGTGGAGTCTGCGACTGCAACAAGAGTTGTGAGTGGGCAGTACAGCGGCGGACAGATGGCTGTAAAGATCGTCAAGCAGGCTGAATTCGATTATTTTATGGGTTTAGTGAAGCCCCACGATGTAACGTTTACCGTTAACGTCACATATTCGACGCCATCAGGATCGGTAACGAAAGACGTGACGTTTTCGGGCAGCCTTATTTCTTCGGTGGAAACAAATGACGGTGCAGTAACTAACCCTGTGCGCTGGTACACCTTCACATTTTCAAGGTTATCTGGCCCCCCAGACGTGCCAGCATCAGCAACTATCAACACCACAAAATTCATCCTTAATGACAATCAAGCATTAGTCGTGGGTCCATTCTTTTCCCCGGTGCCATCAGAGCAACTCTGGGTTCATACGCAATCTCAGCTTGGACCAACATCTGGCACCACTGAAGTCGATGTGACGATATGGAAAATTGATGATGATTACAATCAAGTGCCAGGGACTCAGCAGACATTCCACTACAGCGTAAGAAATGACTACAACGAGACGAGTGAGGTTTTTTACAACACTTACAAGTTGACTCCATCTGCAGGAAGCGGTCGCTACGCGGTATCATTCCGCCGAACGAACAACTCAAGCGATGCTAATTTGCTTAAGGTCGAGGAAATCCATGCGGTAAACGCCAGGGTCAATGTCGTGCATGCTACGGATACCCTCGTAAAGGTTCGCGTGCGCGCTACAGAAAACGCAACGGGCAGCCGCGAGCGCAAATATAATGCTCTCGTCACGCGCAAGACCATTAGCTATAGCCTCGATACACAATCTGTCGACTACGCACTACGCGCGTCCAGATCATTTGCCGATGCTGTTGCTCATGAGTGGTTAATCATCGGTGAGCAGCGTCCTGAAAGCATAGATCTATACGGGCTGTACTCGATTGCGGAAAACCTGCCGGATGATCGTCTTGGCTACTTCAACTACACATTTGACGATGAGAACGACTCTCTCGGCGACCGCGTGCAGGCGATCTGCAATGCAGCCTCAGTTATTGCGTACTGGGATGATGGCGTACTGACTTTCACCCGGGATCAGAAAGTGGATTATCCGGCAGCTGTATTCAACCGGGCAAACATGAAGACGGATGAGTACAAAATGACGTACGAGGCCACGTTGCCTGGCGGATATGATGGCGTGCAGATCTCCTACGTTCACCCCACAACGAATAACAAAACTTACATAAATTACCGGGTATTGAACGGCACTATCGTAGAGCAAGAGGCGGAGAACCCGAATAAAATAGAAATAGTCGGCTTCCGTAACGAGTATCAGGCTCGGGAACGCGCCATTCGAGAAACTAAGCGTCTTATCTACTCAAGAGTAAAGATGAATGCGAAGGTTTTTGAGGATGGAATTATTCAGGTGGGTAGCGTCATCCAGATGCCAGACATCTACGACAGCAACCAGCAGCAAGGGTACATCACTGGCCGAGCCGGTGATGAATTCGAAACAAGCGAGCGTATCGCATTTACGGGGTCGATGTATGTTCTGGTAACTGACAGCCTTGGAAATCCGACACTGCGTTATCCGGCGGTGCCACGTAGCGACACGACCTATGGCTTTACAGCATCAATACCAGACGTTCAGCTAAACATCTGGAACGGCGATACAGTGCAACTTCCATCAAGATACATCATCGCAACAGTTGAAGAAATGGACAGTCAACTTTGGGTGGTCAATAGCATTAAGCCATATCCAGATAACACGGTATCCCTGACTGTAGCTGAATACAGCGACCTTATTTACACCTAAAACATCATCCACCAGTAAGCCAGCCTTGAGCTGGTTTTTTTTATGGAAAAATTATGGCTACCACACCAACGCAAGACGCTGTACCGTCAGAATCACCGCGCAACCTGAAATATAACGCTGGGAAAATTGATGAGTTTGTCACATCTCTGGCGATGGAATATATCGATCGCTTCGGGCAGGCGCATTACACCATTGAGGGTCTGCGAAAGCTGGCTCAGGAAGCGATCTCGGCTTTCGGCTGGATTACCATTGATTCCTTCCAGGATGGCGCAACGCTTACACAGCCGAATGAAGTCCTACGCGATGAAACCACAGGCGAATACTATCGCTGGGACGGTGACTTGCCGAAAGCGGTAGCGGCAGGATCTACACCTACAAGCTCTGGCGGTGTCGGGACTGGAGCATGGATTAGCGTAGGTGACGCTGCACTGCGTCAGATGCTGGCTACCAGTGCTGGCGCGGCAGCTATTGGCACTGCTTCAGGTATAACGGTCCAGCAAGAGCTGGATATAGCGCGCGTTGTCGCGAACGTAAAAGATCCGAAGTTTTCAGGGGGCGCGAAAGGAAACTGGAATACTGTCAACGAAACAGGTAACGATGACACAGCTGCTGTTCAGGCAGCCATCAATTACCTTGCCACACTGCCTTTTCCGCGTGAAGGGGCTATGCGCAGACTGCATTTTCCACCAGGGAGTTACTTTGTGAAAGGGCTGGTTATCCCAGAAAGCTTAGGTTATGGGCTAACTATTGAAGGCCCGGGCAGCATGTCATGCTCGCTATATGTTTATCCTGACGATTTGGTCAATACTATTGGTATAGATTGCAGAATTGAGTACGTTACGATTAAAGGGATCTGCATATGGGGTGGGAAGGTGCCCGGCGCTTCTGCTGGTTCGCGTTGTGCATTGTTATGGCAGTCTAAACTACCGGATGGCCGCCCTGATTGTGATGTCAAAATATTAGGAGACGTTCAAATCGGTGGTGCTGATTTGTCTTTCAGAATATATGGGCGTGGTTTTATCTGTAACGGCGCAGTGCTTGCTCTAGGTGATCAGTTTTTAGAAATTTACTGCAGTGAGATGACTTGGGGAGACTCTGGGGGAACAAATCTTGCAAGCACAGGCATGCGAAATTATCAAATAATAAACTGCCGTACTGACCAAATGAGAAATCTGGTGAGGATATCGGGAAATGCATTTCAAAAAGACCACATCAATGATCTGAGCATCCAAAACAATGACTTTTTTTCAATGGACTCTATCTTGCTTGGTGCTGACTCCACTGTGCAATATCCTTTGATAAACAACAATACTGCTATCGCAAGTTTTACCAGTGCACCGATCAGAGTAAAAAGGTTGATTGGTTATCAGGTGTGTCATAATAACTTTATGAGACACTATGACCGAACAGTAAACCCTTCATCTGATGTACGATTTTTACATGGACTGATTGAGACAACAGAAGGACAAGAAGGAGGCTTGGTCGAGGGTAATATTATCCCATGGTTAAAGGATAAAGTATGTCAGGCGGGCGGTGGCTCAAGGAATGTTTCCATAAAAAACAATTACTTTCTGCAGTCATTTTATTCTGTTAGTCCAACTACTGCGTTGGCATATATTTGGCGAGGAGCAAACTGTGAAAATCTTTTAATTGAAGGTAATCACTTTTACAGGCTGGGTGCAACTACACCACAGACGGTTGGGTATTTTGATCCGGCAGTACAGGCAAGCAGTACAGTCTCTATTAAAAATAACATGACCAACTTTGCAATTGGTGGAGGTGAGGGAGCAAGCTTTACACCAGTTTTTTACTATGGCACAACGGTCAATACCACCGCCATTAGAGAAAGCTACATCAGTGTAGAAAATGATTTCGCGACATACAAAGGTGCGCTTACATGCAGTCAGATATCAGGAACGGCAACGGATGAGATCAGCGTTAGCCTCCCAATTTCTCCTAATGTAAATGGGGAGTTCACAACAATATCATCGGTCTATGCAGGAGTTGGTGAAGCGTGGGCTCAAGGGTCGATTAGTGCTATTCTTCAGTGCAGAGTAGTTACCGCATCATCCAGATTAACATTCATTAAGTCGGACGGTACAACATTAAAGAGAAGTGACATCACAGGGGGAGGAGCCATTTCTTTCAACGTAAGATACAGACTAAGGTAGTTATTATGGGCGGCATGGGCCGCCCTTTGTTAAATAATTTATTTTTTTAACATGATAGACTCATAGATTTTTATGACAGTAAAGTAAGATACAAACAAGCAAAGCACAGTGAAGATAACAGCACTTAATGGATCTTTAAAATGAGGTGAAAAACCAAACAAGCTAAGCGTACTTAATATTAGAACCTTAATAATCTGTTCTGTTCCACAAAGTGCTAGAGTGTTTCTTCCTAACTTCTTTAGTGCCGATATATCAATCCAGTAAGAAAATGCAATACTCGGAATAAACATAAAGCATGTAATGACGAACACAGATAAATATTTTAATTGAGCTTGCTTTATGTCGTTTAGTACGGTGAAAGCACCATTTTGATATGAATAAGAAAAGTATATAAACGACAGTATAATGATTGTCATTATAGCTGCCTTATACTTTCCTTCGTAACATAAAGGCCATTCAAACTTTACTTTATTAGACAGTAGGACGCCTAATGAGAAGAAAGCTAAGTAATTTAAAGCATAATCCACATTAAAAACAGGTACTGATAATTTATTAAACCATAATGGGGTAAGGCAATATATAAGAAGAGACACCAAAAAAATGGCGAGAGGTTTTTTTGTTATCATGCTGGCAATGCAGTAATAAATTATCACAACGAAAAGACATGGTAAAAACCATAGTGATGCAAGAGGGACTTTGTTACGCATTCCAAGAAGCACATCTAAAATGCTGCTCATAATTCTGTCGGTTGAGTAATCCCATTTTATTGCGTAAATTACAATTCCAATCAATGAGAATACAAAGTAGGGGATAATTATCTTAAAAAATGACCCCTTAACTTTGTGTAAAGCATCTTTATAATTATTAGGCGCTCTAAAGAATAATCCTGAGATCAAGAAAAATAATGGTACATGGAATGAGAAAACAAAAGGATATAACTTGCCTGCATCCTTACCTAGATGCCCAAGATATATATAAAAAATACCGATAAGTTTAAGTGTGTCTATCCAGTCAATTCTTTTTTTATTTTCAGAATTCATCCATTATCTCTTGATTAAAACAATGCTGCTAACATTGTCTATAAATTGTTGTGGGTAGGTGAGAATGCTCTCATTTGATAAGGGTTTTGGCAAGAATTCGTAAAGTTTAGAGCAGGAAAATCTCTCGCCAGATCATCATCCTGACAATTCTGCTGTCCAGCACCAGTTGATCATTCCCGCCACCTGATTAAATAATACTGTATATCCAAACAGTATTGAGGTGAGCATGGGCAGAAGAGACGACATCCCGGCGGCGTTCCGGGCGAGCATACAGATTGCGGCCAATGGGCGTCGCACAGTGACCACACCTGACTTCGTAGCAGCACTGGCGCAGGTCAATTACGAATGGTCGCTGGCCGAAGCCAATCGCTGGATTGAGCACTATCAGAGCACGTTTAAAGACGTGTCCACGGAAGAGGGCGAGCGCCGGACGTTCCTGCTGTTCAATCCAAATAACGGGGGATACTGATATGGGTTTTCCATCTTCGGCCACGGACTACATCGAAGACGGCATCTGCCTCAACCGCCTGTTCATCCCGCACCCGTCAGCAACATCGCTCGTCGAGTTCGGCGGCCTGCAGTACGTCATTGACCGTTCAGTGTCCCCCGGCAGCGGCTCGGAGATTTGCTACGAAATATTTGGCGAAGTGGCGATCGGGAAGATGATGGGGCGAGCGATTATCACACCCGATGGTGACGCGATAGAAGGGGAGGCATTAAGCGAGGTGATTGTGATCGGGACCGTGGTGCTGACGATTACGCAGCATTACGATTTCAACGGGCCGGCGATTTAATTGGCGGGGTTAGCTCCCCGCTTTAATCGTTACCTTTCCGTCTATCCAGTCATTCTTTGCCGACGAGAAAGAGCCGTGAAATTTGTTTTTTGCCTCCACTGCTACCAACTCCGCTAATTCAATGTCATTGTAGCTTCCAAGGTACAACGTAACCCCATCGACCATTATCCTGACTCTCCATTTACTGCCTATGCGGCCAACGCCAGTGACTCCACTGGTGTTATCACTCCTCATCCCTGCATTTCTGCAATTTTCTGCATTGGTGGCCAGTCGAAGATTGCTTATGCGATTATCACGTCTGTTTCTATTAATGTGATCAATGCATGATAATGGGTACACCCCGTATGTATAAAGCCATGCAAGCCGGTGAAGAAGATAATAGTTACCGTCTACTTTTAATTTAAAATATCCACTACTATCAACGGATACTATTTTCTTCCCTGCGGCGGCGCAACCTTTGCTTTCCCTCCAAAAGAAATCACCGGATTCAGGGTTATATGTCAAAACTTCCTTGAGACGCTTTTGTGTGATAATTCGTTCTTGCATGAAAACCCCTTACAAAATTAAGAAAACTTCCCATCCAAAAAATCAGCCCACCACTGCATCATCTCGCGCCGCTTATCAAGATACTGCGCGTGGTTGTAGATTCCGCGCACAGAGCCACTATTAGCGTGCGCAAGTTGCTTCTCAATGGCATCAGCAGGCCACTCATGCTCGTTCATGATTGTGCTGAACTGGTGGCGGAACCCATGCCCGCTCGCAAGCCCCTCATATCCTATCTGCCTGATGACAAGAAGAACGGCGTTTTCGCTAATGGACTTCTTTTTGTCATTCCTTCCGGCAAACACAAAATCAGATATTGGTCCCGTTATGGGCTTTAACCCCTCAAGCAAATCCACGACCTGTTGTGACATTGGAACGATGTGAATTCGCCGACCCTTCATCACCTGTTCGGAGATGGTGATAGTCCTGGTTTCAAAGTCGATGTCCTTCCATAGCATGGAGCGCAGTTCGATAGTTCGGAGCGCCGTGTACTGAAGAACCTGCGCTGCCACCTTTGAAACGATGCTCCCGGAGAAGCCAGCCAGCGCTTTATTAAACGCGGGTATCTGGTCGGCGGGAAGGAAAGGGTAGTTCTTTTTCCGATATCCCTTCATGGCGTCAGCCAGGTCAGGCGCCGGGTTATACTTGGCTCGCCCGGTAATTATCGCGTACCGGAATACTTCTCCGCACCTGCGCCGGGCTTTATTTGCGCGCTCCATGGCACCGCGAGATTCAAACAAGCGAATGACTTCCAGAATCTTCATTGGCTCGATGTCGTTAATATCCATGGCGCCGATCATTGGAAGGATGTCATCACGAAACATACGGGACAGCTCGTCGCCATACCTGGCAGACCACACCTGTTTTTTGTGATCGTACCATTCGGCGTATATTGCCCCGAAGGTGTTATCAGCTACCGCCTGCTTCTTTGCCTTCGCCGGGTCCACGCCATCAGACACTTCCTTTCTGGCGCTCCATGCTTTATCCCTCGCTTCCTGCAAAGACATCAGTGGATATTTCCCGACCGTTAAAACCTTTTCCTTCCCGTCAATCTTGTAGCGCATCTGCCACACCTTCCTGCCGGATACAGGCACGTACAGATAGAGACCGTTGCTGTCCAATAGTCGGTATGGCCTTTCCTTTGGCTTTGCTGCTTCTATCTGCTTAACGGTCAGCAT